CACGGTTTTAACAGTGGTGAATAAGGTTATTGATGTGATGAACATAGATTTAGTTCCGAAGTTTGGAGAAAACCTATTCTTAAAAGCAGATAAGGATGAAGTAGATGCTTTGCAAGAAGATAGAGATAAAGTATTTACACGTTCTATCAATGCAGTTAAAGCAGGATTGTTAGAAGTGAATGAGGGTAGAGAATCAATGGGTTATGAAGCATTAGAAGGTGGCAACGTACGTTATGTGCCTATGGGTGTGATGAAAGAGGGGGAAGATGCCCCAGATTATTCAGAGTTAGAAGGTAACATTGATAGCAATATTGATGATGATACCAATAGTAATAATGATGATAAAAATGGTAAAAAAAGAGAATTTAAAGCATTAAATCTCCAAACGAAATTGGAAAAGAAACAGTATTGGCGAGAATTTGACAGAACCAGATTAGGTTTTTATGAGTCTGTTGATAAAAAGGTTAAGAATAGATTTAATGCCGAAAGAAAAGGTATTCTAAAATCATTTAAGAACGGTGGAGAACAAGAAGTTACACAGTATATTGAGGAAAATATGGATAAGTGGAATAAGTTATTAAAAGCCGTTTATATTGGTGTTATGGATGTATTTGGAAGTCGGGTTTATGATTCGTTGATGGAAAAGAAAAAAGGTAATTCATATGAGGTTAAAGATGAGGATGAGGATGAGAACAGTTTAGATGAGGAAGAACCTTTACCAACCTTCAATGTATTTAATGATACAGTACAAAATTTTATTAGTACAACGGTTGCAGAAAAGGTTGTTAATATCAATGATACAACTAGAGCAAAATTAAAAGCGATCATTCGTAATGGATTTGATGATGGATTAAGCACTGCCGATATTAGTAAAGATATTGATGCCTTATATTTGGAAAAGATTATTCCTAATCGTTCAATGGTGATTGCCAGGACAGAAGTTATCGGTTCATCTAATGCAGGAAGTAGACAAGCTGCGAAGCAAACTGGTTTAACCTTAAAAAAAGAATGGGTATCAACTGAAGATAGCAGAACAAGAGATAGTCATGAAGATGCAGACGGACAGACAAAAGAATTAGATGAACCATATCGTGTCGGTGGTAGTAGTTTAATGTACCCAGGAGATTCTAGTGGCCAAGCCGAGGAAGTTATCCAATGCAGGTGTACAGAAGTTTATCATAGCATTTAATAATATTTTAGGAGGTTGTTTATATGAGTATTGAATTTAAGTCCGTTAAGTTTGATTTGAAAGCCGTTGATGATGAGAAAAATACATTCGAGGGTTATGCATCGGTATTCCGAAATAAAGATAGTCAGGGGGATATTATAGAACCTAATGCTTTCGCTAAGACGATCAATGAACGTGGTGATCGGGTTAAGGTTTTGTGGCAACATGACATGGGGTCTCCTATTGGTAAAGCGATTGAATTAAGGGAAGATAACCATGGGTTGTTTGTTAAAGCTAAAATAAGTGATACAGATGAGGGTAAAAGAGCAATGACATTGATTAAAGATGGTGTTGTTGATGAGTTGTCAATTGGATATTCTGTTATCAAAGATGAGTTTGATACAGAAACAGGATTGCGTAACCTAAAGGAATTAAAATTATATGAGTTTAGCCCTGTTACATTTGCATCTAACGATCAAGCATTAATTACAGGAGCAAAAAATGATGATATATTAACTTCTAATCTGCTTGAATTAAATAAGGAATTAAAAGCAGGTAAGGTATTATCAGAAAAAAATAAGAAATTGGTTAAAAATGCAGTTGATGCATTGCAAAATTTATTAGAGAATACCGATTCTAAAAATAATAATATTGATAATGATAGCAATATCAATTATAATAATGATGATACGAAAGATATTAATGATTTAGTAAATGAGATTAAAGGATTTTAATTTACACTTTTCTGATTTAAAGTAGAGCCGATTTATTCACTCGAAACAAATAGGGAAGCCGTTTTATATAAATAGAAAATATAAAGGAGCGAGAAATAATGCCAGAAATCAAGGATTTAAAAGAGCAATTAGGTAGTGCAGTTACAGAGTTTAAAACTGCTCGTGATAAATTAAATGATGAATCGAAAAAATTCGGTGTTGCATCAGCAGAAACAAAAAGTGAAGTTGATAAAATCAATACTTCTATGAATGAATTAAAAGAACAAATGGATACGTTGGAAACAAAAGCAAATCGTCCTGAATTTAATACAGATGAGGATGATGGTGAGGGTGGAGAATCAAAAGAAAGCAAATTCACTCCAGAACAAAAAAAATCTTTTTTCAGGTTCATGCGCGAAGGTAAAACAGGCATGTACCCAGATGAACGTAAAGCCTTGGTTTCAGATGCACAAGGGGAGATTTTAGTACCAGAAGCACTTGACAGACAAATTGAACGAGAGTTACCAGAAATTACAATTGCTCGTAATCTTGCTCAAGTTCGTACAATCGGTACAAACCGTCAACGTAGACGTAGCATGAATGAGGTTGATGTTGTATGGGGTAACCTTGAAACAGGAATTGGAAAACTGTGGGCTGGTGGTGAAAGTGACCTTATCCCAGAAGAAGAATATCTATATGTAGAAGATATGTTTGGTTGGACTACTATTGGTGAGGATGAATTAGAGGATTCTGATATCAACCTACAACAATATATGTCATCATCTTATGCTCGTGCGTTTGCCGAAGCAGAAGATACCGCAATGTTCACTGGTACTGCTCATGCGAATGGTCAACCAGAAGGTATTTTGAATTCCAATGTTGGTTCTTTAAATGCAGGTCAAGTAGGGGCAATTAAAGCAGATGATTTTATCAAGTTAGAGTATGAAATTCCTGCACAGTACCGTAGAAATGGTGTCTATGTAGTTAATTCTAAGACTGAATTAGCATTGCGTTTATTAAAGAGTAATGATGGTCAATATTTGTGGCAACCAAGCTTACAAGCAGGTAGGCCAAATTCGTTTAATGGTAAAACACTTTACAATCAAGATGATATCCCAGGAGTACCTGCATCTGGTACGGCAGGTAAGGTTGCAGTATTTGGTGATTTTAATACAGGTTATCGTATTCTTAATCGTACTGGTGGTTCTATCAAACGATTGGAAGAAAAGTTCATTGAGCAAGGGTTAATCGGGTTCCGATACAAACGTCGTGTGGGCGGTGGAGTAATTCGTGAGAAGGCTTTAAAAACGTTAAATGTACCTACCGCATAATTAAAAGTTAAAAAGGAGAGGGGTTTCCCTTTCCTTATTTTTAGGAGGGTAACAAATGGAAATAAAAATTAAACATCCAATCGTGTATGATGGTTCAGTTTTGCAAAAAGGTAAGGTTTATGACACCAAAGATTTAAAAATTGCTGATAAACACATTCATTCGTGGATTGAAAAACGATTAGTAGTAAAGGTTGATAAACCTACCGAAAATAAAGTGGATGCACCAGAAGAAACAAAAGCTAAGTTTACTGAAAAACAGTTAGAAAAAAAGAGTGTTGATGAATTAAAGGAGTTAGCGAATACACAAGATATTTTTATTTCTAGTGATGCTTTAAAAGCAGATATTATTAAAGCAATTTTAGAGGGATGATTTAATGACTTTAGAAATTGATTTTACATTAGATGAATTAAAAAACTTTATTCGTGTAGAACATAATGCAGACGATTTTTTAATACCAAGATTCAAAAATTCTGCTATAAGTGAAGTTGATTCATATTTAAATAATGATTTTGAAGGACTGATCATACCACCAGATGTAGCATTGTGGATTATGAATCGTACAGCTTCTTATTATGAAAATCGTGGGAATGTTCCTAAGCCTGATTTTTCATCTGTTGAACGATACCGTAAATATCCATTCGGGAATGATGAAATATGAAAATAGGTGATCTAAGATATCGAATAACCGTACAGGAAAGTGATATAGGAACAGATGAACTCGGAGGAAAGCCTAAGACCTTCATAGACAAGTTTTCTTGTTTTGCAGGGGTAAAGTTCGAGAGTGGAGAAGAAACACAGAGAGCAGAGAGAATAGAGCATAATTTAAGTGTTAAAATAAAGATTCGTTACCGAGAAGATATAACCACGTTTGATAGAGTTGTCTTTGATGAAACAGTCTATCAGATTAAAAATATCTATCCAGATGCCTTGAAGACGTATATTAAATTAGAATGTGAAAACGTGGTGGAGTAAATGAGTAAACCAAAAATTACATTCAAAATGGAAGGTACAAAAAAGGTAGTAGAGCAGTTTAATGCAATAGCAACAAAAGCAAAAAAGGAAACAAAGGAACAAGTTAATAAGTCTGCATTAAACATCCAAAGAGGTGCTAAAAAGAGGTCTAGGGTTGATGCTGGTGCTATGCGTGCAGGATGGATTATAGAACCTTATCAGAGTGGGTTTACAATAGACATTATGAATCGTTTGGAGTATGCAATCTACCATGAATATGGAACAGGGAAATACGCAGAACACCCTAGTATTCCTGGAAGGTCTGACCCTTGGGTTTACAAAGACCCTAAAACAGGGGAATTTGTTTTTACTTATGGTATAACAGCAAAACCAATGTTGAGACCTTCATATGATGCAGAGAAACCTAATTTTGAGTCTGGTATAGAAAGGATATTTAAAAACTTATGAGTATAAATAAGCGGTTAATATCTACCTTAAAGGCTTTAAAGTCTGGGATATACCAGAGGTTATCTAGTGATATCGAGTTAATGAAACAAGTAAATGATGTTGCAGAGGATTATGAAAAAGGTTCAAAGTTTCCTTATATTGTTATTGGTTCTGTAAATGCCACCGAATGGAGTTCTAAAACATCGGCAGGGCAAGAGGTATCATTGACCTTGCATACATGGTCGGATTATCCAGGGGATTTAGAGGTTTTAAGTATCCATCCATATATATTAAATTCAATATCTAATGAGCCTATTAATGTAGGTAATGATTTAATTGTATCGTTAGCAAGGTTGGATTCGGAGGAAGTCGTGCCGAACCCTGACAAAAAGACTAGGCAAGGTATTTTGATATTACGTTTTAAAATTATGGAGGTGTAAATTATGGCAAGAAGTAAAGGTATGGACGGTGCAATGGTATTAATTATGGTTAATGTAGGTGATGGTGCTACACCAGATTGGCAAGCAGTAGCAGAGCAAAC